GCATTGCTGCAATAACTGATTGCATACGAAGCATTTTAGCATGATTAATATCTAATAATGTAGATACACCGTTTGGATAGTAATCAGCCTGCTTTATACGAGAATGTTCATTCTGGTAATCAGTACCTTTTTTAGTTTGTACTTCTGCGCATTCTTGCAGAACTTTTATTGATTCTTTCATATGTAACTCCTATAGACATATTATACTATATATGGCAAGGTTTGTACACTAAAACTTTTGTTCTATTGCTTTAATGTGTTTACATTTTACTCGTGCAGGACAATCACAGTAGAAACCTTTATCTTTCATTTCAACTGTATACTCATCGCCTCTGCTACCGACTACTGGCCATTGGAAACCTACTGCCCAATGATTTTTTGTTTTAATACTAAAACTCATTTTTTATATCTATCATCCATATCAGTGTGACCGTCATTAATGTGCTGCATAAGAATAACTAATTGACATGCAGCATGAGCAAGATGTGTTTTACCAGACTCTGGATCTAGATCTTCACCATCCCAAAAGGATGTTAAGTGCCGTTGAATTGATGAATATGTACGAGACCATTCTGTATTATGACCATCGTCACGCCAGTTATTGGCACCATATTTTTCAGCACCAAAGCCTAAGACGTCAGCAATTTGATTCATTACTTCAGTTGGAATTAGCGCGAGTGGCGCTTTGCCATTATCGTATTTCATGATAAGCTGCCTGGTGCTAAGTTCAATGCCGTAAAATCATCGATTGCTTTATCGCCATCAGATAATCTCATAAAACAATGTTGTGGTTTTTTAAAACCCATAGTATAAAGTTCGTCAAAACCGTAAAGAACTAGACCTTCTTCTTCTGGATCAGTACCTTTTTCGTACTCGACTAATTCATAATCAGCTGGTATTGAACCTTCGAAAGTAGAAATTTTTGGTATATCGATAACTGCAGGTTTGAAAGCTGCTGCATAAGTTTGTAAATCCATAATATAGTTCCTTTTGTTTCATTTAATATATTCATTATAGCACTAAACATATCATATGTACACACTTAATTTGCATAAAATGTTTTATTTTAAAGAGTGTATCATATTTGTTACATTATTTCAAGCTAGCTAATTGCTTTGTATGTTCAGGACCTAGACCACAGCAGCCACCAATGATATTAACACCATTGTCTACCCATGGTAATACAAACTCAATTAATTCAGATGGTGATATAACTTCTGAGAATTGCCAATTTGGTGACTTAAAATAGCCACTATCAGGATATGCCATAACAGCTCCTGAATGATGTTTTTTAATTATTTGTATACAGTCAGATATTAAATCTACTGATGTATGCATAATACCCAATACATCAAACTTATAATCTAATGAGAGTTTAACTATTTCTTCAAAACTAATATTCTCATCATGCCATGAAGTTATCTCGCTATTTTCTGTTTTTCGTTTTGCTGAAAAACCACACCAAACTGGTAAACGAGATAAAGACACACAATCAAATAGAGGTTTCATTCTATATGGAATGTTCATCATTTCTAAAAGTAGAAAATCAACACCACCATTTTCATGAAATCCAATCATTTCGTTAAATGCATCGTGTAACTCACAGTCAGGAATCTGAGTTTCTATTTGTGCTTTAACACGAGTTCCATCTCTTTGCCATGAAGCCTGATGAGAAATAGATCCAGCAATTAATATATCTTTAACACCTGATTTCTCTCTAGCTTCTAAGGCAGCTTCTATATTTTTTCTATTAATTTCTTTAAAATTCTCTTCACTTTTTGTATTGTCTAAAACTAATCTTGAAGATGCATAACTATTAACTGTTATCACATCTGCCCCTGCATCAATGTAAGCTTTATGAGTATCTACTAATAAATCAAAAGCTTCAATTGAAACACTACCAGACCATTGTGTATCACGCATTTTTGCGCCACGTCTTTCTAGCTCAGTCGATATACCGCTATCAAGTACGATGACATTACCATTAGCCACTTTTTTCATTATTTTTTCATAAGAAGCGTTTATCACAATTTATCCTTTATCAAATAGTTTTATAGACATATTCTAGTGCCCTATCAGCTTCTTTTTCAATAGGTCTATTCTCATACCAGTTACCATTTTCTAGATCAAGTTCTCTACAAAGAGAAGCAATCTCTGCTGCAGTAATTGGATATTGTTTTGAGGTTGCATTACCGGCAGTAGCAACCATTATCTGATACATCTTATAGTACCAGCCTGTATTATTAATGGTTGCATATTCCATTGCCAACTTCTTAGGAAAGAATGGGCAATCACGATATCCAGTCCAATGAACATTTGTATTTGTTAGTTGTTCTTTACGATAACTTGCAACTTGATCCCGTAGCGCATCTGGTAATCTTTCAAGGAAAGAACTACCTGGTTTTTTATCAATATATGGATGCCTTAAGAGTAAAGCATCAACATCAAGCATATTAGCGTTATTCCTGAAAATAAAGTTGTTAGCATTGTCATAATCCGCAGGAATGTAATACATTCGAGAGAGGTCTTTACATTGTTTATCACCGACGCTCTTAAGTTCGGTGTTGAGTGCGAACCAAAAATGTCTGATTTCGTTATCAGAGACATTTCTCGTAAGAGCGAATACAACTCTGAATTTTGGTGCCGTATTAGTACTAGAAGCAGTAGAGTAACACATATACTCCCAGTGGCCGAAGCGATTAAATAGATCATCTTTTAGATCTCCTTTTACTTGGTAATCATCTATATCAACAGCTGCCCACCCAGCCCAAGAGTCAACATTAACATTGGCTCTTGTTGTATCAGGTTTATATACAGCAGGCGACATCAATTGTGCATCTCGCTTGCCTTCTCGTTTTATTTTAGACAGATCAAACAGCAAATCAACGAACTGTTGCCAGCCCGTTAGATCCATGCGTTTATTTGTCTTATTGTCAAAGACAGAATTATATAATGTTAGGGATATCCCCATGGTTGTCCTCATGCGATGGTCCTACCCATCCTTCTGGTTTGATAAGATCTGGTAATCCAAATGGATTTGGTCTTTCGGCTTTAACACCTGGGCTTTTAACCATGTTTGCATCATGTACTGCATTCCATGCTTTTTCTGAATCGATGCCCATGACATTAAGTGTTCCAATAGCAAATACGCACATGTCAATAAGTCCATCAACAACCTCCTCAGAATTACCTGAATTAACTGCTGACATAGTTTCATGTAGCTCTTCTTGAATCATAAGCATACGAAAGTTCATATACTTTTGCATCAATTCTTTGTTATCTTTATTACAATCAAACCAATAGTTTACACCAAATTTATGATGCATATCACCTATGTCTGCTACCCAATTTTCACTCATCTAATATGTCATCCAGATTAATATTATCATACGCATCGTCATAATCTTCACGATAATCGACTTCATATTCTATCTCTTCGATCATGTCAAGTCTATCAGTTGCAATAGCCATCTTATCAAGCTCAGCCTGAATAGCTTCTACTATATCAGAATGTTCGCCAATACCAGTTGAATTGTTCATATAAACTAGCACGTTAGTTTTAGCACGTTCAAGATCACCTTTTGCGTGCATTCGAACTGCTTTTATTAATTGTTTTTGCATTATTATTCCTTCTCTATATAGATACATTATAGCACATTTTTATCTGTTTGTACACAGTTATTATCCAAAAATATCTTCTAAATTGAATCTTGGCTCGATACTCCATCCAACCGCATTAAATATGTCTTCAAGTGGTCCTATGAATGTTTTATTGAATTGCATATCATAATCAATATACATATGTAGCTTTAGCTCAGGTGGAAGATACTGTGGAAATGCTATGACATTTTCTTTTATCATATTAGGTAACTTTAAATAACAGAACTTAATCTTTTCACCTTTTTGTATCAACTCGTGTTTCTTCTCTAATCCATTGTCTTTGATTGCCTTATTATATAATAGAGAACCACGTACATGAATTGGTGTAGCTTTTTTATATATAGTTTTTCTATCACTGAATTCTGATAGTTTAGACACTCCACGTGGAAATGATACATCTTCAGGCGGCAGTGCTTTGAATGCCGTCTTAAAGTCTTTGATAAACTTCTGTGCATTCTCTTCGGTATCTGTTACAATCATCTTAAATATTTCTTTGAACTTATTACGACACACTTCAGGTGTAGATGACTTAATAGCTTCAATGCCCATGATTTTAAGCTTTGGTTCAGCATACTGTACACCTTCAGAGTTATGTACATTTAGAATGTATCGTTTCTTTGCAGTCCAGATACCACGATCTGCAATCACTTCACGTTCCATCACCATACGATTTACATATGCATTCTTCTCAGTCGCTAGTTCATCATATGCTTTATTCAATGCTTTTGTAAAATGGTCATTGCATATTGTATCAAGTGTTTTAACAACGTCTTTTGGTTTAAGCTTATCTACAAGTGGACCAAAGTTAACATACAATGAATCAGTATCAATTGCAATAACATAGTCTTTATCTGTTTTCATTACTTTATTCATCTCTGTATTCATTGCTTTTTCTGCAGTCAGAATAGACAGCTGGCCAGATGTAGTAATAGCTTCGGCTACAGACTGATTAAAGTATCGAAAATACTTATTGCCGAGTGCGCCATATAGTGAGTTAAGTAAGATCTTGATTGCCATCTGTCTATTCTCAAGACGATTGATTTCACGTTCAGTCTTATCTGACGGATTACGTTGATTGTTTTGCATTGCAGTAAGCATATCTTTCTTGATAGCTTTACGTTCATCCGAATAACTGATAATAATACGTGGCAGCATACCTTGAAACTTCTTCGTAAATGCAGCACCATTAGCAGCAACACATACATCACCTTGAGCGCTGTTTAAAAGAGTTTCAGGTGACATATTGTATTGTACAATGAGGTTTGGATATAGACTATTTAAATCAAATGATACAACCCAGTCATGTGACCCTATCTGTGGATCTTTAACATAACCACCAGGATATGGACCTTTAAACTTTTCTTCGTTTGGAGGTATAGCAATCTTCTGTTTATTTAATTCACGATATATGATTGAATCCCATATAGCAACTGTACCCATAACATCAGTATAGTTAACACCGCCTTTATATGCCATCGTCATAACAAGTTCAATGAGACCCATCTTCTCGTCAATACGTTCAACAAGCTCTACGTCTTTAATATTATAATCAATAAACTTTTGATAATCGTTCTTATATAATGTATGTAGATTACCATGCTCTTCATATGATAGTTTCTTTTCACCTACAACAACATAAGCAATATGATCTAGTCTATATGATTCCTGTGGACCGTATGAGTAGCCAAGCTTTTTAAATGTCTCTAGGTAATCAACTATTTGAATACCGTATATTTCATAGTATTGCTGAGTGCCACCTATCATTGCTTTAGCCTGACCTTCACGTAACCATTTCCATGGTGATAATGTTTTAGCTGCGGCAAATGTACCAATCTTAGCAATACGATTAATAAGATATGGCATATCAAAATATCGTACATTCCAACCAGTAATAATATCTGGATAGTCACTTGTCCAAAATTTAAGGAAACTAACAAGTAAAGCTTCTTCACTATCACATTTTCTGTATTGAATAAGCGGTCCATTTGGATCCACTCTATAGTCACCTAATCCCCATACATGATATACATCACTCTTACTGCTCTTTAAAGCAATAGAAATGATAGGATAATCTGCTTGATCAGGATGAGGGAAGCCTTCGTCAGATGCAACTTCGATATCGAGGTTAACAATATTGACAAGACGTTTCTTAAATTTTATATCTTGTGGAAATTTATCTGTGATGAATTGCTGCGCAAATCGTTCATTACCATAGATTTTAGTACCATCAGTATTCTTCATTCTATCATAGAAATCCTTTGCAGATTTCATATCTTCAAATGACAAAGGACCTACAGGAGTGCCATCAAGACCTTTCCAATCTGATTTTTCTTTTGTACGAACATAGAATGTAGGTTGAAATTTGTATTTGTGTTGTATTTTATTGCCATGGTCATTGTATCCTCTATAGAGAATAGAATTACCTAGCTTTACAACTGATGTATAAAAACTCATATAATCTCCTGTGATAATATTATTATATCACGGATTTGCATATATGTAAACAATTATTTGTAATTAAGTGAAAATAAATAATGGTAGGCCATTACAGCCTACCACCTATTTTCTTAGTCTCGTTGTGCAAAGATTTTTTGTCTGATATCGCAGCGACTTACTCCAATATCTTTTAATTCTCTGTCAGTCATGTTTTGCAACTGCCAATATGATACTCTACGCTCTTGTCTAATAAGATGTCGTTTCCATATTTCAGCTAGGCTTTCACCTAATGCGCTCATTAAGCTGTTGCCGTGTGTCCTTATAAGTTCCATTATTGTTATCCTCGTGTTGACCAATTGTGATTTTACGAGGACGCATTTCTTCTGGGATGACGATCTTCAAATCAATCGCTAGAACTCCATCCACTAGATCTGCTCCGTGTACTTCTACATATTCTGACAGCCTAAAGGTGCGTTTGAACTTTTTCGTGGATATACCACGATGTATGTATTCGCGACCGTTCGACTTGTGTTCTCCCTTAACAGTTAATGTCCGTTCTTTGATATCAACTTCTAATTCATCTTGACTAAAACCTGCCACAGCGAGTTCGATGAGGTATTGATCATCGTTTAACTTTAAAATATTGTGTGGAGGATAGTGGTCATTTGCGTGTCTTGTGGTATGATCCAATTCTTTAAATAAATGGTCAAAACCAACAAATGATGATCGGGGAAAGATTGCGTGTATGCCTGTCATGTGTATCTCCTTTATAAGCAAGCAAGATTAATGACGCCAGAGTATTCTGCACGTCGCTGGTATTTATACAGACAAAACTTTTTATTGTGTATTTTGTCTAGTATTTCCTATATTATATTTGGGACACAATTCCCATTGTTCTTTCTCTTTAAACGGAATAATCTTAATCTGTCTGAGCGGAGCACAACTTAACGGCTCTCGTTTGACCAGAGCTATGAGACCCCAATCGCTTAATAGTGTAGCAATTGTATTACGTCTCTCTAGATCATTTAACTCAAAATTAGATTTCTTTCCATCTAATAAGAATAGTTCTTTAAAATGTACAATGAAATATCGACCTTGTTTATGTAGTATATGACAAGATTGAAATAGTTTTTTATCTCTTCTGGAAGCAACACCTATACGTGTAAGTGTTTCTCTCACCTTTAGAAAGTCATCTGGCTCATTTAAAGTAATCTCAAGCATAGTAGCTGGAGTCCACTCTACATCATTTTTTTCTTCCTGTTCCACCTTTATTCACCTTTATCTTTAACTCTGAGATCTGAGAAGATGTAAGTAGAGGGAGAACTTGGCGAGCCTTTTCATTGCTATAGCCATAATATTCTTTTACCACGTCGATATCATTTTCTAGTTCAGGTTTGTTCCATTTCGAAAAGCGCTTTCGCTTCCTGACTATATTTATAAGAAACGAGTATTGTAACTTATTATCCAGGTGATGTTTGGTGTTCATTTCATTTGCCATCAGAACTGTATCATTAAAGTATGACAAGGATCTATTGATCATAAACGCAGCATAGCCCTTTTCAGCTATGTCGTCGACCATTAGATCCTTCTTAGTCATATTAATTGAGTTAAGATACTCAAACGGGTTCATACTTTAGTTGACTTTTTTTGCATCAATTACTTCTG